GTTATATATCGTATATCAAGAGCGCCTGAAAGACGTATTTTCTACATTGATGTTGGTAACTTACCTAAAGTAAAAGCAGAACAGTATCTTAAAGATGTTATGAATCGTTATCGTAACAAGTTAGTGTATGATGCATCTACTGGTGAAATACGAGATGATAGAAATCAAATGAGTATGTTAGAAGATTTTTGGCTTCCACGGCGTGAAGGTGGTAGAGGTACAGAAATTACTACTCTTGCTGGTGGTCAAAATTTAGGAGAGATTGACGATATTGAATATTTCAGACAGAAATTGTATCGGTCACTTAATGTTCCTATTTCAAGATTAGAAGCAGAAAATAGTTTTAGTATGGGTCGCTCAACTGATATTACTAGGGACGAACTGAAGTTTACTAAATTTATTCAAAAGATTAGAAAGAAATTTACACCACTATTTACTGACATGTTAAAAACTCAGTTATTATTAAAGGGTATAATTTCTTTAGACGATTGGGATGTTATGAAAGAACATATCCAATATGATTTCTTGAAGGATGGTCATTTTGCAGAACTTAAAGAAGCTGAACTTATTAATGATCGTATTCAAACCTTAGATTCAATTCAATCATATATTGGAACATTCTTTAGTAAGGAATATGTTCTCAAGCATGTATTACGAATGAATGATACTCAAATTGATGAAATGCGAGATCAAATTAAGAGAGAACTTGATACTGATCCAATGGATGGTGGTATCGCTTTGCCTCCAGAGGGAGATGGGGTTACTCGTTATCCAGAAGTTGGTGGAGCTCCTGTAAGTGCTCAAGATTATGGTGCTTTTAAAGGTGAAGAAGACCCAGAGGATGAATTGAAGAAAGCACAAGCTGCTCAAGCAATGGGTGCTGCTCAACAAGCAAAAGCTCAAGCAAAAGCAACTGAAAATGGAGGAGATAAATAATGAGTAAAGAAATGGTTGATGCATTATCTAATGGTGATAATGTTGGTGCAGAAACAGAATTTAATTCTGCATTATCATTAAAACTTGGAGATGCTTTAGAAACAAAAAGAAAAGAGTTAGCAGGAACTTTTGTTAGCACAATGAGCGTAAAAAATGAACAGGATTGAGGAAGTCTATAAATCTACAGTTGTAGAAAAAGATGAACACAGAAAATCTAAAGAGTATAAGAAGCTTTCTCCTAAATTAAGAGATGCTGTAGACGATATTTTTGTTAAAATGGATGCTAAACCTTCAGATTTCCTAAATACTTTTGAAAAAACTATTTCTGATATCTCAAAGAAATATAGAGTTCCAGAGAAAGAACTTATGAGATATTTTGAAAAAGAAATGTTGTCGATTTAAGGAGTTAGAGGATGGCTTTTGTTACAACAATATTGAAAGACACCACAGTAAATGCAGCTGCAGCTGGTGGTGTGGTTACAGTAAAGGCAGTCTTTGATAATGATACTGCAACTAATTTAATTGTAGATGCAGATGCAGATGCACAAAATTTATCTGGATTTGCAAATGGTGCCAAGTTAGATTTACTAAGAGCATGGTGGGCATTGACTCAAGGTACTGCTGCTGGTAATACTGGTGATTGTATTGTAGAATTTAAATCAACTGGAACTGACGTAGTTGCATTGCATCTTGCTGGAACTGGACATTATGATGGTTCTGCTGGTGCAATTAAAGGTATTGCCGTTAACTTAGGTGCAACATCTTCTGATATTACTGCACAAACAAGAGGAACATCTGGTTTTGTAATATTAGAATTTAGAAAAGACGAAAACTATACTACATAGGGGATATGAGATGCAGACCGTAAAATTATTTTCAGAAGCCGTAGAAGAAGTCGAGTACATCACTGAAGAAAAAGAAGATGGTGGAAAGAGTTATAAGATTCGTGGTATCTTTATGCAGGCTGATATCAAAAATCGTAATGGTCGTGTGTATCCTATGGAAATTTTAAATAACGAAGTTAATAAATATAATAAAAACTTTATCAAAGAAAATCGTGCATTTGGTGAACTGGGACATCCAGACGGTCCAACCGTCAATTTGGAAAGAGTGTCTCACATGATTACTTCTTTGACACCAGATGGTAAAAATTTCATTGGTGAGGCAAAAATTATGGATACACCAATGGGAAAGATTGTTAAAAACCTTATGGATGAAGGTGCTAAATTAGGCGTTTCATCTAGAGGCATGGGAAGTTTAGCACAGAAAGGTGGTGCTAACTATGTGAGAGATGATTTTTACCTTGCAACAGCTGCTGATATTGTTGCTGATCCTTCTGCACCCAACGCTTTTGTTGAGGGTATTATGGAGGGTAAAGAGTGGGTTTGGAATCACGGTGCGTTGGTAGAAGCCCACGTTGCTAAGTTAAAAACAGAATTTGATGTTAAAAAACGTCAAAGAGAGGCGAACAAAGAAGCTTTAGAGTTCGCCAAATTCCTCAAAATGTTATAAAGTATAAATAATATAAATGCAAAAGGAGACATTCCATGTCCGAATTAGAAAAAACAATTGAGGAGCTTGAAGCAGAGGTATTGGCAGAACTAGAAGAAGCCAGTCAACCATCCGATTCGGGTGGAAAAGCAGATGCTCCCCAAAAAGTAAAAGATGAGGTCAACGATGAAGAAGACCTCGGCGGCGCAGACCCAGAAGCAAAAGTTGAAGCTGGTGCTGACGAAGACCGTAAAGAAAAAGAAGTTGGCAAGAAAGCATCTGCTTCTGCTAAAGCTGTTTCTGGTGATGCACAACAAAAGAGTGCTGGTAAAGCAGATGCTCCTCAGAAGTTGGCAGCTAGTCACGTTCCAGAGGAAGGTGAAGTTGTTTCTGAAGGAAAACATATGACTAAAGAAATGTTAAAAGCAGAAATGATGAAAAAAATGGAAGGCATGAAAGCAGTCGATCTTAAAGCTGCATATGAAAATATGATGTCTCCTGCTGAAGAGATGGATGAAGCTGCTCTTTCTGAACTTAAAAAACTTGAGGCAGAAAAAAATGCTATCGAAGAAAAAATCAAGTCAATTAATGTCAAAGAAGATGTTGACGCATTGATTGCTGGTGAAGACCTCTCTGAAGAATTTAAAAACAAAGCAGCTACAATCTTTGAAGCTGCTGTTAAATCTAAAATCCGTAGTGAAGTTGTACGAATGGAAGAAGGCTACAGTGTTGCTCTTTCAGAAGCTACTGAGACAATCAAAGAAGGCTTATCAACTAAGGTTGATGACTATCTTGGTTATGTTGTCGAAGAGTGGATGAAAGAGAATGAACTTGCTGTTGAACGTGGTCTAAAGGGTGAAATTGCTGAGGATTTCATTGTTGGTCTAAAACAATTGTTTGAAGATCATTACATTGATGTTCCAGATGAAAAATATGACGTTCTTGAAGCTCAGTCAACTAAAATTGCTGAGTTAGAAGAAAAACTCAACGGTATGATTGAAGAGAACGTTGAGAAAAAGAAAGTGGTAGAATCTCTCACAAGAGAACAGATTACTAGTGAAGTTTCATATGATCTTGCTAGTACTGAAGCTGAGAAATTCAAATCCTTGACAGAAGATGTTGACTTTGTTTCTGAAGATTCCTTCCGGGCCAAACTAGACACTTTGAAAGAAAGTTACTTCCCCAAAACTCTTGGTGAAACACAATCTTTCGTATTTGATGATGAAAATAGTGAGACTGCACAGGACATTGATACGACTGATAGCATTCGTGCTTACATGTCGGCGATCAGTCGCTCGAAAAGTGCATAATTTATAAATAACTGTAGAAAATATAATAAGGAGAAACTCAATGTTTCAAACAGAACATCTACAAGAAAAGTGGGCGCCCGTCCTAGAACACCCTGATCTTCCTAAGATTGAGGATTCATATCGCCGTGCGGTCACAACTGTTATCTTGGAAAACCAAGAAAAAGCCATGAGAGAAGATGCAAACTTCCTTTCCGAAGCTGCACCTACTAACTCAACTGGTGGTTCCATTTCTAATTGGGATCCAATTTTGATCTCGCTCGTTCGCCGTGCAATGCCTAACCTCATTGCATATGACATTTGCGGTGTTCAACCAATGACTGGTCCTACGGGTCTGATCTTTGCAATGCGTGCTTCTTTCGCATCTTCCGATGGTGCTGAAGCTCTCGTTGATGAATCAATGCCTGATATTTCAAACCAAAACGCTGCTGGTACAACTGGTGGTGGCGATGTTGGGGCTACAGAAACAAACCCTGCCGTTCTTAACGACAGTCCTTCTGCTGGTACTTACACAAGTGCAACTGGTCAGACAACTGCTCAAGGTGAAGCATTGGGTGATACATCCACAAATGCTTTTGCTGAGATGTCATTCTCCATCGACAAGTCAACGGTTACTGCCGTTACCCGTGCTCTGAAGGCCGAGTACACGATGGAACTTGCACAAGACTTGAAAGCAATTCATGGTCTTGACGCTGAAACAGAACTTGCAAACATTCTTAGTTCTGAAATTCTTGCTGAGATTAACCGTGAAGTTGTTCGCCGTGTTTATGTCGCTGCTGAAAAAGGTGCTCAAGTTAACACAACAACTGCTGGTATCTTCGATCTCGACACTGACTCCAATGGTCGTTGGTCGGTTGAGAAGTTCAAAGGTCTAATGTTTGGTATCGAACGTGATGCCAATGCAATTGGTCAACGGACTCGCCGTGGTAAAGGTAACATGTTAATGTGTTCTGCTGACGTTGCGTCTGCATTGCAAATGGCTGGTATCCTTGACTACACGCCTGCTCTTAACAACGCACTAAACGTTGATGACACAACAACAACTTTTGCTGGTGTTCTCAATGGTCGTTATAAGGTCTATGTTGATCCATATGCTGCCAACGTATCTGCTTCTCAGTACTACGTTGTTGGTTATAAGGGTTCTTCTCCTTATGACGCTGGTATGTTCTACTGCCCATACGTTCCGTTGCAAATGGTTCGTGCGGTTGGTGAAAATACGTTCCAACCTAAAATCGGGTTCAAAACTCGTTACGGTATGGCTGCTAACCCATTTGCTGCTGCTGGTGCAGCTGCTGCAAATGACACG